GAAGGACTGTTTAGTTTCATCATCGAAACGATTGAGGCAAACCTTAATTGCTTTTGCTTTATCTTTGAAGATAGCATATGCACGAACGATGTGGACCAAACGACGAGTGCTGATAATCTCATCGATAGCACCTTCATAAAAAGTTTTACGAATCAGTTGTGCCCAGTCAGCAAGACGCTTACAGAAATCATAATCTTCCAGACCAAGATCAAGAGAAACACCAGAAAGAATCTTTACTTCAATAGTAGGAGAAGGATACTCTTGCTCAAAAGTAATCGGGAAACGCTCAAGAAATGCTTCGTTCAATACATTAGTGCCGATGAAACGACCATCATCAGATCCCTTACCTTTAGTATTGGCAGTGGCAATAATATTAAAACCAGATGCAGGTTCAATGTACTTACCAATCTTCTTCAGGAAAATACCTTTACCCTCAAGAATAGATTGAAGACACAAGATTTTATTAGATGCAAGGTCAACTTCATCTAGAAGAAGTACAGCTCCACGTTGAAGAGCTTCGATGACTGGACCATTATGCCAAACAGTTTCACCGTTAACAAGACGGAAACCACCAATAAGATCATCCTCGTCAGTTTCAATAGTGATATTGACTCGAATCAACTCTCTATTTAGTTTGGCACATGCTTGCTCTACAGAAAATGTTTTACCATTACCAGACAAACCAGTAATAAAAACAGGATAAAACAGACGAGATTGAATAATTTTCTTTACATCAGAAAAGTTCCCGAACGGGACAAAAGTATCATCTTTAATAGGGATAAGGTTCATTTCTTCCCGATCGGTAAATTGAGTTTCAAGTTGCTCCCTTGCTTCTTGGACAGTGAGGTTCCAACGACCATGACCAACTTTGTATTGTTCAAGACGTTTGGTGATGGTAGGATAAGAAACATTAAATTCACGACAAGCAGCATTGACCGCATCGCCACCGAATTCGGTGCCATAGTTTTCGGTCAGAAAAGAAATAACTTCGGTGACATTGAGGTTAGACATGCGAGGCATTTGTCCTTGATGTGTGTTGTTGACTTTCATAGTATAAGGGGATAAAGGGGGTTTGACCACCCCCTGTAGACAGTTTGTTAAGCGACCATATCAATAAAAGAAGAGAGGATCTTCTTGTTCATTGTTTTTGCCTTAAGTGATTTCTTGAAAGCATTTCTAATTTGACTTAGAGTTGCATCTTCATCTACATCAAAATCGTCACTTTCATTCAAAGTATTTGAAGCGATGGCATAAAGAGCGTTGTAACCATTATCTTTAATGACATAACTACGCTCCTTTGTCCAACGTTTCTTTACTACATCACTATAGGTATCAATATAATATTCAAAAAATTTGCGAACTTCTCTACTGGGAAGAACACGGATGCCAATAAAATTAACTTGAGGAAAATTATCATTAAGATTAGTAAGAAGAATATTAGTCATAGACGATTTCCATTCATTGTAAGAACCTGGTTGATAAGTAATACCAAGTTTACGATCTCTAATTTGACACCCTTCATGAATATTAGAGCGACCAAAACGTTCTTTACTGTTATCCCAATAATCTTTAGTTTTAGTAACTCTAGCAATTCCTGCAGATTCTCCATCAGTAAGAATGACAGTATTAACATTAGAAAGTTTATTTTCTTGAATAAACTTAGGAATAATCTGACGAAGTGCTATAAGTGTTTCATCCAAAGGAGTTCCAGAAAGACCTAGTTTGGCAGGAATAGAATCCCAACAACGTTTTTGATGAAGATAAGAAACTGTCCAGAGATTGCGACAATCATTTTCAAAATCAGAGGTCTTTCTCTTGTGAGAAAGAATATTAAGCAGTCGGAAAGAACGATAGAGATAAAGAGTATTTGCTTTCATTACTTGAATAGAAGATCCATCATCTTCATAACACTCCCTTTCATCAGCATAATCATAAGTAAATGCATACACTTCAAAAGGAATATTCACTTTTTTACAGAACCATACAAGATTAAGAAGTTGCTTGACAGTATCAAGAATAATATCTTGCATAGAACCAGACCAATCAAGAATAAAGATCAGACCATGATTCTTACCATCAGGAAGAACTGTTACTTTCTTGAATAGATCGTCATTAAACTTGTAAGTATGAAGTTTAGACGTGTCAAGAACACCAGTACGAGAAGTTGCTGCCCTAGAATATGCATCAGCAGATTTCTTACACTCAAACTCTTTAACCAAATAATTTACACCACGAGCAGATTCTTTACGATATTTCTGATAATCACTAAGTGCAGATTCATACATAGATTTTCTATAACTTCCCTCAAATTGCATGAAATCAGATTTATAAAATTCTGTACAAAGTTTAGAAATATCTTGAGTGGGGATAATTAAATTATCAAGAATAATTTCTGGAAACTCAACATAAATAGTTTCCATCAAAGATTGGTTGATAAGTTTCTTTTGATTCTGCTCAAAAGCAGAATCTGTTTGGGATTCAAACTCTTCAAAAGAATGTCCCCCTTGACTTCTCGAAAACTCTTCATCAGAAGAACCTTCATCAGAGTCCTCTGAGACCCCTCCAGAATCGCCTACAGGACCGTTCTGAGAATCTCCAGAGGTTTCCACCTTAATAGTTGTAGTATTTCCATTTGAAGATCCTTCTTTAACAGAAAAGTTATTAGAAAGGTCTGCATTACTTTGCTTTTCTGCTCTTTCTTTAAGATACTGATAAATTTGTTTAGAGGTATCAAGAACATCATCAAAAGTTTTAGCATCTTCTACTAGTTTAACAAACCTATTCTCATCTTTAGAAAAAGGTACAGCAGCAAATGCACCAACTTTAAAATGAATATTAATACGATCAATTAAATTCATCTCGTTAAAATCTTCATCAGCAATGCTGAAGAAATCATCATCAAAAAGTTCATTGTAACCTTTAAAAAAGGTCTTTGCAAAACCAGGGAACTTGATTTTCATCATACGCTCAATACGAGCATCCTCAACAACATTGACAAAGGATGGTGGAACATCCTCATAATCACCTTCTTGCCAATCGATGTTGGGAGTATAAAGAGCATGACCAACTTCATGACCAACAAGAAGATCATAAACAATGCTGGATGCTTTCTGCCACATAGGCAAAGTAAGAACACGATCCTCTACATGGAATGATGCAGTAGGAACTTGCTTATGTTCAACGATCAGATTTTCAGTTGCAAGAAGTCGAGCAAGATTACCTTTGACTTCATGGGAAAGAGCGTACATCAGGAGCACTCCGAATCAGTATGAGCATATAATACAGAAAAAGGTCGCCCTTTCGGACGACCCATGTGACGCTTTTTAAACTGTTTGAGTGCCTCTCGACGTGCCCTCATTGCCTGCGGTTTTAATTTCCGCTTCTGATCCTTACCAGAGTTGTGTTGCCAGTTAGGTACTTTCATTGATCTGTACGGGTTTGGAGAAGTTCTTGACCTTCTTGAACTGTATCACACTGTCGAATTTGTCGTGCAGGATGTCCTGCTTATGTGAGATAACGAACACATTGTTACCTTCTGTAATATTACGAAGAATGTTAATAAAGTCAGCAGTGCCGTTACTATCTAGTGAACTGTCAAATACTTCGTCCAAAATAAGAAGATTGGTATTAACAGAATTCTTGAGTTTAGCAACTTCCCTCCAAGTAAACAAAAGTGCCAGATCAATTCTCATCTTTTCACCTTCAGAAAAAGAAGCATAAGAAAACTCATCCCTAAACCTGGACTTAATTGTTTCATTAAAGGTATCGTCAAGATTAAAGTTAACATAGAACTCAAGTTCTTGAAGATACTTATTAATCAATGTATTCATCACAGGAAGATACTTTTTAATGATGCTGGACTTTACTCCACCATCTTTAAGAATTTCAGAAACAATTTTAAGTTCTGTTTGCTTCTTGATCAACTTACGACGTTGAAGTTCCTGTGACTTACCTTGCTCAATCAAGGTTTTAATCTTTTCAGTTTCTTCAACTATAAGAGAGTTGTTAGAATTAATTGATCCAATCTCAGTCAAAGTATCAGCAATACGTTTTTCATTCCACTCAACTTCCTTAAAGCATTCCCTAATTTTAGATTGAACCTCACTGATGGAGTCAAGGATTTCTTTTCTCTCATTGAGAGTTTTATTTACTTCCAGTTGATCTTTTTTTAATTTAAAAATTGCATCAGTAAATTTATCAATTTTAGTTGTAGTTTCTGTCAGTTTAATTTGTTTCAGATCCCCTGTAATTTCTTGATTACAAGTAGGACAAGTTTCATTATTAGTAAAGAACTTCTGTTCCTTAGTGAGTTCATCAATTTTACTAGAAAATTTAATGTTATACTCTCGTAATTTATTGACCTTACTATCAAGATCTGAATATTCATTAACCTTTTCATTTAGAGAATCAAGTTGAGACATATAACTCTCAACTTCTTCTTTCTTAAAGCGAATATTCTCTTCAAGAACTGAAATGGTATTTTCCTTTTCTTCTTTATTTTGCTCACTCTGATGTTTAAGATTTTGGATGTACTTACGTTGTACATCCACTTTGTCTTTTAATATTGAAACTGCATACTCAAGATCATTAACCTCTTCCTTAACTACTTTGACTCTCTCTTTGAGAATAACATTCATTGTAGAAAAGATTCTGATATCAAGAATATCCTCAATTACTTCCCTACGACCAGCAGCAGGTAACTGCATAAAAGGAACAAAGGTTGAAGAACCCAGTACCACAATTTGAGTAAATGATTTGTAGTTAAGTTTTAAAACATTTTGCTCTAACCATTTCTGCTGATCAGCAGCGGCAGCAGATTGATCTAAAAGATCATCATTTTTATAAATCTCAAAGACCGTAGGTTTCATCCCACGAATAACTTTCCAGTCAATACTACCAATAGTAAACTCAATCTCAACTCGGCAATCTCCACAATTAATGGTGTTAATTAGTTGAGGTTTGTTAATTTTACGAAAAGGTTTATTGAACAGACCAAAACACAATGCATCTAATATAGTTGATTTTCCAGAACCATTATCTCCAACAATTAAAGTTTTCTGATGACTCTTTAAATCAATAGTAGTAAAATTATTTCCAGTGCTAAGGAAATTCTTCCATTTAATAGTTTTGAATTCAATCATCTAATTTAGGTGGGATTACAATGTCATTAGGAGTGACTATGCAATAAGCATAACCATTTTCTTCGCAGATGCCAATGGCAACATCATCTTCAACTTCTACAATACTCATTTCTGGATAGTCATCAGCAAGAAGAAGATCTGAATGTCGTTCTGCATCTGATTCTTCAACAAACAAATATAGAACATGAGCATTTCCAACTTGTGGAGCATATGCTCCTTCGTGCTCTCTTCCTTTAATTGCTAGCAAGTACATTATTCTACTTGAAGTGATTCAACATATATTGAATTTATAATATTTTTTAGGTTGTCCTTTTCTTCATAATCAATTTCATCTACATACTTTTCAAGAAAAGATAAAGTTCCTTCGACTTCAATATCACCGTTGGTATTAATTTGCTCATGACTGTTATCAATAATTTTCAGTTCATGAATTCCAACTTGGTAAAGTCGCTCAATAAACATATCAAAATCATAGTAGTTCTTTTTCTTTTCTACAATCAACTTGATAAATTTATCTTTGTATTGCTCCCCACTAATTGTAGCATAATTTGTGGTTTCATCATTATAGAAAATCTTTTCAAACATACTGAAAGGATTCTTAATGAACTGAGATTTCATTGTAGCAGTATCGAATAGATGGAATCCACGAACATCACCATAATCACTCCAGTACATCTGATAAGGATTACCTAGGTAATAAACGTTACCTGCATGAGAGCGATGGTGGAAGTGACCAGAGTATACTTTTTTAAACTTAGAGAATACTTCAGCACTCATACCATGATCCATAACGTAACCAGGGTGTGCTTCAAATCCAGACAGTTCAAGATGACCCATAGCAACCTTGGCATTTGTTTTGGAAATTTCATCAAATGTCTCGGTCTCATTATCAACACAGATCCAAGGGATAAAACAAACATCAAGACCACCAACATTTAATGTTTGAGGTTTGCTGATCTGAACAATATTTGGATACTCACTCAGAAGTATATTAACTGCATTCAGATCTAGAGTGTTTTTATAATAAGATGTATGATTACCAACAACTGTATACACAGTGCAACCCATGTCAGCAAGTTTGCTGTAGTAATTTGTCTTTGCCCAATCTAATGACCAAAAATCAATTGACTTACGATTATCAAAAGTATCACCAAGATCAATAACGGTATCAATCTCATGTTCCTTCAATGTAGGAAAGAAAACCTCATCATAAAATTGTTTTATGTAGTCATGAAAAATTTGACTACCTTTACGCATACCAAAATGTTGATCGGTAATAATAGCAACCTTCATTTCAACTCCTCATTTTTTGTTCAAGTGAATTTTTGATGCCATCATAATAGACATCATTGCCCATTTCATCAGCAGTAAATACTTCACTATACCCTGATCTTTCTATCATCTTCTGTTTAATATCTACTTGTTTCTTTTCTTTCTGGATTCTACGTAGAAAAGCGTAGTAGATGATCTGAGTAAAATAAGCGAAAGGGTTCTTTGATTTTTCGGGATCAAAGTTGTCAATGTATGTAATACAGTTTTCGATACCATCACCAATCATGTCATCCTTAAACATGTAGTTGACGAAATTTGGTTTGTAGGAAAGGTGAGTAGCAATCTTGAGAAAGCACCCACCAATGTATTCACCGACAGGTGGTTTTGGATCGCCATTTTTTTGTGCAACTTCTACTTTGTTCTTATACTGAATAATAGCATGTAAGAAGTCCTTGTTGTTTACGTAATGTTCTTTTTGTTTTGACATTGAAACTAAATTGTTCTTCTCGTACCATTGTAGCACATCAAGGGGGGCTTGACAAGACCCCTAGATCTGTGTATAATAACTGGGTCAGCAGTTCAGAGAAGCTTTAAGTTCTTAAGATTCTTTATTATCTTTGATATCCTTTAAGAATACTTGTTCTAAGAGTTCTCTAGCATCATCTATAGAACCAATTAATCCCATATCATTATCTAATGGAATGCGCCCTCTTTGTCTTCTTCTAGACATGGAGGGTTTCTTTGTGTTTACTTGATCTAGTTTTTTAAGACCAGATCTATAGAAATTGATTACTGTAGTATCTACTTCAGTAATTGTTACTATATCTTCACCTGAAATAATGAATTGAGATTGATGAGACACTTTCATCCATGCTTTAAGTTTCATACCCTGAATTACTCCAGGAATATCAATCTCTTCTACCTCTATAGGATTTTCTATTACAAGGATATCATTTTCAGGATTGGCGCTCTTCACATAACATAATATTTCTTCTCCAGTTTTAAATTTGATACTTGCGTAAAAAGGTCCCATATTTAGTTCTTTAATCTAACGTTGATTATCTCATAATCAAAATTCTCTTGATTATAGATCTTTACTCTTTCAAAAAGATGGCGCAAAGTATAATTTGGATTGTTTGAATCTTTTGATGTGTCATCGGCAATATCATAAAGAACTGCTGTATTTTTGTTCTCCCCCTTCCTTAATACCCTACCAATTGATTGAAGGTTTCTTACCCTAGATTTTGAAGGTGAAGCAAAAATAATATTATGTAAGTTCTTAATATTGATGCCTGTGGAAAAAGTACCGTAACTAGCGATGATGATTGCGTTGGACTCCTGCTCAGTGATTGCTCGGATCTCTTCTCGGTCCTTTACATCAACCCCACCGTGTACGAAGAATACTTTTCTCCCATCCTTTGCACCACTATTTATGAGTTCATAAAGTGGATCACCATGACGTTCAACATAATTAAAAAGAACCAGGGTATTTCCAGAAAGATCTAATGCAAGATTTTTAATAAAATTATTCCTTCTAGGATGAGAAATTAAGTAATCAATTTCTTCATGATAACTATCAAATTTGATATGATTATGCCTTAAAGAAATAATTTTAATTTTTAATCTAGAAAGATGTCCTTGTTTAATTAATTCATTTGTATTTGTAACTTTTTGATGAGGACCAAATAAACCTTCTAGAACAAGTTTATTTGTTTTACTGCCATCTAGTGTTCCAGTAAATCCAATGCGATACTTGGCATGATGTAGTTTGGTTAAAATATCTGTTAATGATTTTGCTTTAAAAAGATGCGCTTCGTCTCCAATAACAGCACTAAAACATTCAAAATATTTTCTATGTTGTTTATAAATTGATTGCCAAGTGGTAATAGTTACTGGTTTAGATGATACTTTTTCATGACCAGCATAAACTTTATGACAAAATTCTTCAGCATCCCAACCATAAGATTCAAAATCTTTATACATCTGTTCGACAAGGGAGGTGGTTGGAACCACGATCAAAATTTTCTGACCAGTTTCTTGAAGGAAACGAACGATAGAATAGATCATAAAGGACTTACCTGATCCTGTCGGAGACACAATCAGTTTCCTTTTCTTTCTAAGTGCTTCGTAAATTGCTTTATATTGATAGTCCCGTGCCTTCAATGTGGAAAACTTTTTGGTAAATGACTTTACGCCATCAAATGAAACTAATTCATCTTCAGCATCAGGCATACCAAAAAATTCATTGTCAGCATATTCATACGTATACTGACGTTCTTGACAGAACTGTTCAATATACTCTCTCAATCCAGCGTAGATTTCTCCAGTGCCAGGTGAGAATAATCTGATTTTGCCATCCCAATACTTCTGCCTGTATGCAGGCATGAACTTTGCACCTTCTACTTCAAATGTGAAGTGGTCAGATAATTCATATGAAATATGTGGTGGTGTTTTTAATTGAAGATATACTTCATTTTTCTTTCGGATAATAACGTCACTCATCTATACCTCTAGAATATCTTAACCAATCAATTGCATTCTTAATTTGGAATGACCGATTGTTAATATTATTTAGAATCTCTTTAACAGTTCCTTCTAACTTTTCATACAGATCTACCATTGCTTTTAATTTAATAATTTCTTCATCAGCATTAAGGTAAATTTGAACCTCGGTCTTCATAATCTTTTCTTCAGGAGCGTCTTCCTCCCTACCCATGTAATAACTATATTTTTGTTTGTAAATTTTATTATACTCGTATTCTTTTTCTTTTTTTAATAATTGAATTCTTAAATACTTATCAATCCATTTTGAATGAAGAATGGGAATGTTTCTTGCTGCCTCAAATAGGTCATCACCCATATCAGCATCTTCTCTCCACTCTTCCATGATCTGTTGTTGTAAACTCATAATGTTAATGGTTTGTCGAATATGTCTAATAGTTTAAAATAAGTGTATCTAAATGTAATCCTTGCTTTTAAATAATCAATATCAGATAACTCTGTAGAAAATTCCATAGGAGTTAATGATATTGGAAATGCATCAAAAAAATGAACTTTATATGCAGTATTATAATTACTGTTTAATACATGAAGAAAGATATCAACTTGTTCTAAATTATTATCATTTTGAAAATCTTTATCTTTCATCTGGTCAATAAATTCTCTCCACTGAGTTGCCTTTTGTGGATATGTAATTCCAACTAACCAGTTATGAATTAATGAATAATTTTGACAATCTTCATTAATTAAAAATGTTACATTAAAATCTTCATAGTTAAGTTTGTCACCAGTGAGTTGAAAATCATTATATGGCGTCGCTTGAGTAGGACCACCCATGCCGATACCTGGAATGTTTGCAGAAGTGCATTGAAATCCAATACTTGAAAATCCAGGGATTACTAATTTAAATCCTGATGGTGATAAAAAGTTTTCGTTACAGAGAGTCATTTATAGAATCCTTCACATTTATATTTATGGGCATAAAAAAAGGACCCCTTGAAGGGGTCCAGTAAAATGTGAATGACTCACATAAGGTTTGCGACCGATACTCTTCTGTAGTATACGTTTGCACCCAGGTTGCTAGCATGCAGAGGATCGCTGTTGCTGAGTTGTGCAGCGCCTTGTGCGAATGGATTGAGAACCATGCCATAACGGGTCTTGAACCCGATACGTGGCTGGAAGTCATCCTGACCGACGCTACGTACCATTTGCAGAGGTACATATGGGCAGTAGAACATGCCAGCGTCATAAGGTGAAGTACCCTTATAACCGATGACATAATACTGGTTACCCGACTGAGTACCTGTACCACCACGAGTGATGGTTGCATATGGGTCGATATAAACTCTGTAACGACCGTTCAGAACACCAGCGAAGGTGTTACCAGTTTCGTCAACTGCGAGACGGTTGTTGCCCTCCAGAGCAGGGGTGTAATCAAGTACGCCTGCCATTGCCAGTGCAGAAGCAACGTCAGCAGAGCACATGATCATGTTGCCCTTTCCTCTACGAGTTTCGCGTGCAATTGCGTTTGCATCACGCTCGATTTGGAACAGAAGACCCTTGAACTTCTCAACCGACCAACGACCGTTCGAGTCAACATCCAGGTCGAAGATACCAGCGGTAGCGGTATCATGCTGAGCACCACGCTTAGCGGACTTATAGATGGTACGAACAACTTCTCTGTTGATCTCAGCGAGAATCTCAGAGGACAGAATGTTTGCCAGTTCCGACTCAGCATCAAGACCATGAATAGCACGAAGGTCTTGTGCGAGTTCGATGCTGTATTCTGCCTTCAGAGCACGGGACTTAGCGGTAACAGCAATCTTCTCGATGCTGAAACCCATCTCGCGGAAGTCAGGAGCGTTGCCGTCGCTGTCCAGTGCCTCAGAATCCTGAGTGGACATTGCGTGAGCGTTGCCATACAGTGCCTGAACAGTTGCTTCAGTACCACTGAAGGTGTCGTTCAGAACAGCAGGGTTGTCGCCAACCAGAGCATCAGCAGCACCCGAAACGTCGTTAGCACCTTGAGTACCCGACTGATTAGGATTAACTTCGTTGAAGAATGCTTCAGCGCCTGACTGGTTATCGTAGCGAGCACGCATTGCGAAGATCAGTCCAGTAGGACCGTTCATTGGTTGAACGCCTGCCAGGTCATATGCGACCAGGTTTGGCATTGCACGTCTGATCAGAGAGATCAGAACGGGGTCGAAACCTGCAACAGGACCAGCAGCAGCAGCGGAACCAGAGAAACCTGGAACGCCAGCGCCAGTTGGATCAGTATTTACGGTAGGCAGTGCTTCCGACAGGATTTGACGCTCCTCACGGATAACACGCTCTTGGTTTTCAAGCAGGACAGAAGTGACAGCTCTCTTGTAGTTATCTTCAATCTTAGGAAGATCACCGTGCTCAAGAACAGGTGCCCACTTCTCCTGGAGTTGTTGGGACATGCCTAACATGTTTTTTCTCCTAGTAAGTAGTAGTGGTTTAGTTAATAATTATTTCCAACGGGAAATTGCCTGAACATAGGCAGCCATTGGACCCTCAGCGGGAGATGCAACTTCAGAAGTTGCAATGTCTTCCTTAAGTTCTACCTTCGCCTTAGGGAAATAATTTTCCTTAATGGTTTCAAGTTTCGACTTAAAGGATTCTTCGGACTCGAACTCAACTCCTTCAGCAAGAGAAGCAAGCTTCTCTGCTTGGGTTTGAGCAAGACCCTTGGAAACTTCAGCGACAATCGATTCCTTTACAAAGGTCTTGATTGTGCCATTGAGTGACATGTTCTTTTCAATCTGCTCATTGAGCTTCTCTTCCATCTCATCTAATTTTTGTGTCATCTCATCGAGAACATCATATTTATCTTCAGGGAGTTGTACATTATTTTCTTCAAAAAGATTCTTCATGCCAGACATGAAGGACTCTGCCATTTCCAGTTTGATGCCGTTGTGGATTTCGAGTTCATTCTCTTTCTTCCACTCTTCAGCAACATAATCGAGGAACTTATCCATCTTCTCAGCAAGTTCTGACTTAAGAGTTTCAACTTGCTCAGAGAGGCGTGCCTCAAATGCTTCTTCAATCTTCTTGGTCTCTTCAGCAAGTTTCGACTTGACTGCTGCTTCGAAGATTGTTCTTGTCTTTTCTTTGAACTCTTCGGAAAGATCTTCACCAGCAATCAGAGCATTTACATCCTCTTCAACACTGAACGAAGGAGTTTCGGTAACTACCTCATCGGTGGTCTCCTCTTCTTCCTTGAGTTTGCCAGGTGAACCTTCTGCTGGTTTAGCGCCCTTGGTTTGTACATCGTTAACTTTTGATGTACCCTTGTTTGCAATCTTTGCAGAATCGTTATCTTGCTTATAGTTCTGATTCGTAGGACCGCCGAGGTTATCCTTTGCGGTATCTTGAGGTGCAGGAATAGATGCAGCAATCATGCCGTCTGCCTTCTTGGCACCATCAGTTGGCGCTTTTTCCTCAAGAGTTTCTTCTACGAAAGTTTCAAATTTTTGGTCAACTGATGCTGACATGTGCTATTCTCCTTTAATATAAATCTGTTATA